AATATGAGGTACCGTGCTTGCAAGGAAGCAGGCATAAAAGAAATACCGGTAATTGTTACTGATTTATCAGAGGACAAACAAAGAGAATTTTTAATCAAGGATAATACGAGCGGAGGCGAATGGGATTGGGATATGTTAGCCAACGAATGGGATACTGATGAACTTGAAGCCTGGGGATTAGATTTACCAATTGATGCAAAAATTGATAATTTAAAAGAAGGAGAAGATTTAGTATTAGAAAAATCTTTACAAGTTTTACCAAAAAAAGAATATATTTTAATTATGGCAGATGAAGATTCAGAAGAATGGGACGAATTAAAAACATTATTTAAATGCAAATTAGTAAGACAAGGAGGGTGCCGAATTGGAAGTACATCAGATAAAGTAACAAGTGGATTGGAAAGAGTATTTGATTTAAAAACATTTAAAAATCGTGTCGGAATTTAAAATTTGCATACCAAGTAAGGGACGTGCTGGATTAATTACTTCAATTGGTATATTTAAATCAGCAGAATTATACGTTCCTTCAAGCGAAGTGAGTCAATATAAAATTTATAAAAATAAAATAATTGCAGTTCCAGATGAAATAAAAGGAATTACTAAAACACGAAATTGGATTTTAAAAAATAATAATTGTAACATATTTTTTTTAGATGATGATTTGCAGTATGGTGGGTATGTTGAAAGAAATTCTGAATCTTATAAAGTAAAAAGGATAACGGAAGAACAAATATATTTAAAAGAGATAAAAAAACTATTTGAAATTGCATATCAAACAAATAGTAAAATATTTGGATTGTTTACCGTAGGAAATAATTTAACAAATTACTCATATTCACCTTTTTTATTTATTGGTGTTTGTCTTGGAAGTTGCATGGGAATTATAAACGATGGGACTTATTATTTTAACGAAGAATATGAAGTAAAAGAAGACTACGAATTAACTTTACGGCATATTACAGAACGAGGATTAAGTGTAAGGTCAAATATTTTATTTATGCAACATGAACATACGCAAACTAATGGAGGATGTAGAGATTCAAAAAGAATAGACAAAGAAAAGGAAGCCATAAAAAAATTAATTAAAGAATATCCAGGAATGATAAAAGAAGCAAAACACAGAGGAACTTCATTTAGTATACAATTAAATTTATAAAAATGGCCTATAAAACTGACGATTTATTGAAGCAATCATTGGCAGCAATTGAAAAGCATAAGTTATTTTTTATTGAGGATATAGTGGCTTATTTACCTTGCTCAAAGGAAACATTTTACCAGCATAAACTGCACGAATCTGACGCATTAAAATCTGCTTTATTAAAAGTCAAAACCGAAATTAAAGTTTCAATGCGATCTAAATGGTACAAGTCAGAAAATCCAACTTTACAAATGGGATTAATGAAACTTATTGCATCGCCAGAGGAATTGAAACAGTTATCAATGACACACGTTGAAAGTACAAACACGCACGAAGTAAAAGATTTTAATCTAAGCGATTTGGTAAAATTCAAGAATGATTCTTCTAAATGATAAGTGGAAAGCATTATTTAATGATACTCGATATTTTATAATTTCGGGAGGTCGTGGCTCATCAAAATCGTTCGGGGTAGGAACGTTTATAAGTCTTTTATCATTTGAAAAGGGCCACAAGATTTTATTTACAAGACAGACAATGACGTCGGCCCATTTGTCAATCATTCCCGAATTTCAGCAAAAAATTGAGTTACTCGAATCAGAAGATAAATTTGAAATAACAAAAACTGATATAATAAATAAGCTATCAGGAAGCGAGATAATATTTAGGGGTTTAAAGACATCGTCAGGCGATCAAACGGCAAATTTAAAGTCGTTACAAGGTGTAACGGATTGGGTGCTTGAGGAGGCGGAGGAATTGACGGACGAGGCAACATTTGATAAGATTAACTTATCGGTTAGACAAAAGGGAGTTCAGAATAGAATTATTATTATTTTTAATCCGACAACAAAAGAACATTGGATTTATAAACGATTCTTTGAACAAGCTGGTGTCGAAGGTGGATTCAATGGAGTAAAAGGAAACACAACTTACATTCATACAACCTACAAAGATAATATTGAGCATTTAGATCAATCATTCTTAGATGAGGTACAAAGGATTAAAGAAACCAATCCTAAAAAATATCAACACGCAATATTAGGGGGATGGTTGGACAAAGCGGAAGGGGTTGTGTTTACAAATTGGCAGTTTGGGCCATTCAATCCAAATGGATTACAAACATCATTTGGAATGGACTTTGGATTTTCCATTGATCCAGATGCGTTGACGGAAGTGGCAATTGACAAGACCAAGAAAATAATCTACATCAAAGAGGTGATTTATGAACGTGGTTTGAAAACTCACGTTTTAGCTAAGTTGATGAAAGACAAAGTTGGGGGCGGTTTGATTATTGCAGATTCAGCAGAGCCAAGATTGATAGATGATTTAAAGTACCAGGGAATAAATATTCAGCCGGTTAAAAAAGGTACAATTGAATCGGGAATAATAAGGATGCAAGACTATCAAATTATTCTTGATCCGCAATCGACCAATTTAGCAAAGGAGTTCAATAATTATTGCTATTTAAATAAGGCAAGTAAGCTATACATTGACGACTGGAATCACGGAATTGATTCGGCCCGCTACAATATTATTTATCACTTAGATAATCCAAACCAAGGCAATTATCACATTTATTAAGACGAAATATTAACAAATTTGTTTATACCATATGAAAGTAAAAATTTCAATTCCGACAGATTTAAGTGAGATTAAATTAAGTCAGTACCAAAAGTTCTTAAAGATTGTAAAGGAAAACGAGGAATCTGATTTCTTAAATCATAAAATGATTCAAATCTTTTGCAATATTGATTTGAACGTAGTTGATGCAATGAAGCAAAAGGATGTAGAGGACGCAGTAAATACGATTGGAAGTTTATTTAAGCAATTGCCTCCGCTATCTCAAAAGTTTGAATTGAACGGAACGACATTTGGATTTATTCCGAACTTGGATGATATGTCTGCTGGGGAATATATGGATTTAGATAATTATGCAATCAATTGGGATGAGATGCACAAGGCGATGGCGGTATTATATCGACCAATAAAGCAGAAGTTAGGAGATAAGTATTTGATTGAAGATTATGAGGGAACGGACAAGTATTCCGAACTAATGAAGGATGCACCTTTAAACGTAGTTATTGGGGCGATGGTTTTTTTTTGGCATTTAGGGAAAGAATTATTGCAAAGTACGATTCATTATTTGGAGCAGAGCCCGGCAATAGTTTCGATGAACAAAGCCAATTTGGAAAGCGGTGGGGTTGGTATTCTTCAATCTATGGACTTGCTCAAGGAGATGTTAGACGATTCGATGAAGTCACTAAACTTTCCATTAATCAATGCCTTACCTTCCTAACATTTGAGAAACAAAAAAATGATTTGGAAATGAAGATGATAAAACAAAATAGACAATGAACGGATTTTACTACGCAGTAGGTACACTTAGGGATTATTTAAAAGCAAATGGCTTTATAAATACGGTCAGCACTGGGGACATTTATGATGTTGATTTGGCTAAACAAACCATCTATCCTTATTGCCATATTATTGTCAACAATGCTACTCCAAAAGAGAATAATTTGTCGTTTAATATTTCGGTATTGTTTATGGACTTGGTTGATTTATCTAAGGCCGATAATATAAACGTATTTGATAACAATGATAATTTACTTGATGTCTTAAATACTCAATTAACCTTAGCTAATAGAATGATTTCAGATTTACGAAGGGGAACTTTATATTCTAATTTAGTTCAACTCGATGGCGATGCACTTTGCGAACCATTCACTGATCGTTTTGATAATAAGGTCGCAGGTTGGGCCGTTACTTTTGATTTAATTGTGCCAAACGATATGACAATCTGCTAATGAATCAGTTAAAGGAAACGTATGCGGTAATTAAAAAGTATAGGGATTATGTGATTCAGCAATCACGTTCGAACTTATCTAAGGGCCGTAAAAATGTTTCTAAGGAGCTTTACAATTCATTAAAAGGCGAGATAGTCCAAGAAGATAATTACGCAATCGTTGGGTTTAGAATGGCCGAATATGGGCAGTACCAAGACCAAGGGGTAAAAGGAAAATTCAAGTCAGCAAAGGCTCCAAATAGCCCGTTTAAATTTGGAAGCGGTACCGGTAAACCTGGTGGATTATCGGAAGGGATTAACAAATGGGTTAAGCAAAAGAAAATACAATTTAGAGATAAGAAAACGGGTAAATTTATTTCTTATCAATCAACGGCATTTATAATTAGTCGAAGTATTTATATGACGGGAATGAAGCCAAGTTTATTTTTCACAAAGCCATTTGAGGCTGGGTACAAAAAATACATTGAAACTGATTTAGCGAATGCCTTGGGTATTGATTTGGATACGATAATAGACTACAATTTAAAAAGATAATGAAAACGATAAACGCACGAAGTCCGTATTTTATTACGATTACTGGAAGCACAAATACGACTTTGCAATTATTCTTATGGAACGGATCTACCGAACCGGTATCGCATACTTATTCGTTTACTAAAGCGGCACCATCGGCAACACAAACCGAATCGAATTATGACATTAGTCCATATTTAAGGGAGTACATAGAAAATATTAATCCAATTTATGATCCAACGCCAGCAACGGAATCAAGCACATCATTTGTAAACTTTAAAACGGTTGCATTTAGCAATGGAACAAATAAGACAAGTGCATTTAAAGCCCGAGTAATTGCAGATTCAGGAACCTATGAAGCTGATAATTGTCTTGGTTCATTTATTGGCGATTATCTTTTAGGTGTTGGGGTAGATGGTTATAATAATTATATGGGTGGATACAATCAAGGAAGTACGGCCGACATCGTGGCCTTAGCAGATACAAGCAAAGTAATAACCTACCTTGAAAATACGGATAACAAATATGTTAACTTAATCATTAACCATACGGGTACAAATGTCACGGCTGATTATGTTACGTCCGTAGGAACGACAAGCGTTACAATATTATCGGCCTCCGCAACAAAAAAGGTTTATAATATGAAAGTTCCATTGAAGTTGGTCGGATTTACATCCTCAAACGTGTTAAATATCAAAAGCAATGGAACGACGATTTACACTTTTAATGTGGCACCGGTATGTGAGCCGAAATATACTCCAGTAAATTGTCAGTTTATTAATCGTTATGGTGGTTGGCAGTTCTTAACATTTTTCAAGGCCCAGGCGAGTTCAATAATGATTGAAAAGACAAAGCATAATCTTTTACCTGATTTTGTTAATTATAACGCAAAACGTGGGCAATCTAAGTCATTTAATATTAATGGCTCGCAAAAAATTACCTTAAATACGGGTTTTGTCGATCCGAATTATTCCGATTTGATTCAAGATTTATTAATGTCTAATACAGTTTTATTGGATAATGTGCCGGTTCTTGTTTCATCAATTCAAAGCGACATTAAAACATCGTTAAAAGATAAAAATATCAATTACGAAATTGAATTTGAGTACGCATTTAACTTAAAAAATACGGTAATTTAATGATAATTGCAGCGATTTATATCTTTGTTGATGGCCTTTATAAGAGGATTGAATTATTTAACGATGAAAAAATCAGCGTTACAAGTTCAATTCAAAATATCAATGATATTTCAAAGGTATTCACGGACTATTCGCAGTCGTTTACGGTTCCAGCAAACAAACATAATAACGAAATATTCAAGCATTGGTACGAAAATTCGATTGATAATGGCTTTGATGCAAGAACAAGAAAGCCGGCATACATCGAAATAAATTCGGCATTATTCAGAAGCGGAAAAATTCAATTAGAAAAAGCCCAATTTAAAAATAATCAGATTGATAATTATCAAATCACGTTTTTTGGTAGTTTACTTTCTTTGAAAGATTTATTTGGAGGCAAGTTCCTTCGTGACTTTGACTATTCGGCTTACAATTTTACTTATACCGGTGCCGTTGTAAAAAATCGAGTTACTGATGCAGTTACAAACGATGTAAAATTCCCTTTAATTACATCTTATAATAATTGGACTTATAACACGAATGGAAAAATAAAAGAGGATTGGGATATTACAAAAAACGCGCATCCTATTTATCATACGGATTTATTCCCAGCGATGAGGGTAAGTAAGATAGTGGATTCTATTGCGTCGGGTTTAGATATTACAATTCAAGGTAATTCAAGTAATAATTTTTTAGATGATGCAAGGTATAAAAATGCATTTCTTTGGTTAAAGAATACGGATGCTTTTACATTGAAACAAACACCACAACGAATTAATTTTCAAACCAATACCAGTACGGTAGGAACGCAAGGTATTTTTGTTGTAGGTGGTTCAAATCCTGATCACTTGGATTATGTGAAGCCCGAAAGTCCAGCATACCTAAGTAAATCAAACATCAAACTAACTTTTACGACATCGGGAACTGAATTTTATTTATACGTTTATAAAAATGGAATTAAACTAAGCGAGCAAAGTTATTTAACGCAGACAAGTCAAATGACATTGTCCGCACCTTTGGAAGATTCAGGGGTTTACACTTTTTACGTTTCGTCTGCCTCAGCAGTTACTTACACATCGGTTTATGAATTTGAAACAAGGGATTCGATAACAACAAATATTGTAAGCGATGTAACGTGTACCGGAACAAGTCAGACAACCACAATCACTTTAAACGTGGCCGATTACATGCCCGATATTAAGGCAGAAGATTTCTTTTCAGGAATTTTAAAGATGTTTAATTTAACTTGTTTTTCGGTTTCTGATGGAGTTTACCAAATAGAACAGATTGAAAATTGGTATTCAAACGGAACGGTTAGGGATGTTTCAAAGTACGTTATTAGTGATGAAATAAATATTGAACGAGTAAAGCCATACAAGGCAATCACATTTCAATACGAGAAATGCGAGAATATTTTGGCAACGGAATACCTTTCACGATCTGCGGTTCCTTATGGGGATTTGAAATATACATTAAACAACGATGGCGAGGAGTTCGAGGTTAGTTTGCCATTTGAAAATATGCCATTCCAGAAATTTAGCGGAACAACTTTGCAGGTTGGCTATTCTTTAAAACACGATCTAAATCAATACATTCCTAAACCCGTAATTCTTTATGATTACAATACGATTCAAAGTTGCGATTTTCATTTTAACGATGGGAGTTCTACTTCTAATGTAACTACCTATAATCTTTTTGGACAAGATACATTGATAAGCGGTCAAGTAAATACAATTAATTTCGGGGCCCAACAAAGTACGTTCACGGATGCAATTGAAACACGTTCGTTATTTAATAATTATTACCTTAATTACTTAGCCAATATCTTCACGGACAAAGCAAGAATATTAAAACTAAAGGCCGTTTTTCCAATTAGTTTACTGAATGCCTTAAAGCTAAATGACCGTTTAATCATTCGAGATAAAAGGTATGTGATTAATCAGTTTACAACGGATTTGACTACTGGGGAAGTGGATTTGGAATTGCTTAATGATTTTCGTGTTGCTTCGACTATTCCTGATCCAATAAATTACTATTCATTTGCAGTTTCAAATAACAATTCTGCAAACTACACGAGTGCTTGTGCTGAATCGACCTATCCTATATTAATCTACGGAACAAATCCAACATTTGAAAGTAATACGACATTTTACACAAGTGTCGGTGCCTTATTCAATGGTGGTAATTACTATTTTAAAACAAGTCTAAATAAATATGTTCAAATTAATACTGTTGGTATTGCTTCTAATTTTGGTTCTTGTGGATCGGCACCAACCCCGACTTTAAATTCATTTAGTGTCACGAATGCAAGTTCAGCTTCATCGGTGGAGGCTTGTCCAATTACTGATTATTCATTGACCTTATACGGAGAAGCAACACCATTGTACACGAATGTCGTGGTTTACGGAAACAATACCGGAACGCTTATTCCTTTTGCTGGCAATAATTACGTTTACCATTGTAACGATGGAACGTGGGTACAAATTAATTCAAGCGGAGTTATAACAACCTGGGGAACTTGTTCATTTATTCCGCCAGCGATTGAAACATTTACATTCTATACTTTAAAATAATATGGCATTTTCAAACGCAAGTGATGCGAGAACAAAATTAACAAATCCTTATACAGATAATAGTTCAGAGATTTTGTATGCCAATAATGATTTATTGGATTCGACTACAATATTTTACAAAAATTCAGCCAAGACTATTTTAGCAAGTGCTGGTAATTACGTGGTTGTCACAAACTATAAAACATATTTCATTACTCTTGGAAGCGATGGTAAAATTAGCGGAACTAAATCCGAAGTAATGCCAAGTGGATCCGATTCAACTTGGGTAGAGGATAGATTAAAAAATGGCGATGCATTAATATCGAATCAATTAAGCGTAGGGGGTACAAGTTTAAGCATTTCGGTAGATTTTAAATTAACTGATGCAGTTTGGAGTTCAAGGCCATATAGTGGTAGCAAGGCTTGGATGATTGAACACGGAGATTTAAATACAACTGCAATAACTAATATTGATTTATCGGATATGCGTGGTTATGATTTGCGTCTAATTACTGGGGAATATACATCAAGTAAATTTGTCGGAACCGGTTATCCTTCAAATACTACATCTGCAATAATTCATTTAGAATCAAATCCATCAAGATCGGATATAATAGGAAATAAAAAGTATTTTTTTCGGCCTGATTATTGGATTCCAAGTACTTTGCACAATACTCATTCATATTTTAGAAGGATGCCAGATATTGAGCAGATTTTTGATAAAAATGGAATTAAAAAAATGTGGGTTGATATGGCCGAACCATTGATGGATATTGTAAACGCATCTACTCATACGGCAAGAACATCAACACGGCTAAATAAAGGTATTACAGAGGCCCGAGATGTTACAACGACTTGGGGAGTAAGTCAAAACATTGATAGAAATAAACATCTATTTTATGAATATGATGACACGTTTAAATATGCAGTGGCAAGGGCTTGGGATTCGAGTGGAGTACCGGCAACGGGTAATTTTTTAGACGATATTTGGCAACATAGAACGACTGCATTATTTGAGTCATTAGATGTAAGCCAAGCAAATAAATCTTCTTGGAGATATACTCGAGGCGGTTATGATTGGAGTTATTACGAAGTAAATAAATATGAATTTACAACGGCTTGGGCATCAGGTACAAATTATCAATTCGATGGGCCAGCAAGTCAATATACAGCTTATTTCTATCCTTATGGGGCAGCCAATGGAGTGCATATTGAATATGATTTTGAGGTAGTAAGCCCAGCTTTATTTTCTGAAATTGCGGGAATCAATTGGAACAAATGTATTAATTCGGCCAAGGCAGTTGCTGAACAAGTTTATAGCGGTTTTCAATATCCAAAATTTTCTATTTATGGTTTAGGGATTTATCAATCTATTAATCAAGGTGCAAGTGGTTATGGATGGAAAGATATGAAGCCGGGTAATACAATTACAGGAACGCAATTATATTCCGATTATCACGATTATTTTGTAAATGGTACAATTCCTTATACGAGTTTAGGAAGTTATAAAGCGTGGTTTAAAGGAGCAATTGAAAATTTTGGCTATTTCTATGTTTCAAACTATCAATTGGATATGGATGCCAAATTCCAAATTTATTCAATCGTTCATAATACCGATATTACAAGAAAGATATTATTTCAAATTTTAGGTGCTGGTTATAACAAAAAGGTTTGCAGTTATTTTTGGTATAAACAAGAATATGTATCGGGAACTACGGATTATTCATACCAACGTAAAGCAGTAACATCGGGAGGTGGACAATACAATACGGATCGCAACCGATTGGAAGCATCACCGTCAATGATGTACAATATGGCGGTATGGTCAATGACTTATGCAGATGGCTTATACTTTTGGTACCAAGCAAAATTAGGCGAAGAAACGGGAGCAGCAAGAACGGATGGAGAAGCAAATTCATTAAGTGATGGAGCCATCGAAACTAAATGGGGCGAAACTTGGTGCGTCGGTAAATCTTCATATGATTGGGCCTATATTGGTTATTTGCACGCAAGTCAAAACAAAGATATCATCGGGGCCAATACTGATTGGAAAACTCCTAATTATAAAATAGATTCTACCAATTGGACATCGGGAACGCAAGAATATCCGGTTAGTTTATTTAATCAATCAAGGCCCATATCTAAGTATAAATTAAGTGCAGATGGCACGGAGGCATTAGTTATTATTTACAATGGATTTAATAATGGCTATACAAAAGTAACTCATACGTTACGATTGCCTGACAAGGCTAATTACCAGTTTACAGTTGATACTTGGGGAAGTTTCACTACGATTTTACGTTTAAGCGGTTTATAATATGATAAAGCAATTAATTAGTTTATTAATGACGATTGACCATTTTAATCAATCTGAATTAATTGAAATAGCAAAAGGAAGGAATGAGATTCCGACCACATTACACAAGGGAATTAAACAAATAAAAAGAATATCCAAATGGCGAAAGATGTCGAAGTAAATTTAAACGTAAAAAATAACTTTGAGGGATCAATTGCCGAATTAAAGAAACTAAAGAAGCAATTAAAAGACACCGAAGTCGGCACGGATGCTTTTAAAAACCTTTATAATCAGATTGATGATTTAGAGGACAAAATTAAATCAGCCAAAAATGTTTCGTCTGATTGGGTAGATTCTTTGGCAAGTGCTGGTGGCCCGATTGGAACATTAGGTACGGCCTTAAATAGTGCTAAGGTAGCAACACAATCATTTAGTGGTGCATTAAAAGCCACGGGAATCGGTTTGCTTGTTTCCTTAGTTGGTGGATTAGTGGCAGCATTTAATGATTCTGAAAAAGCGACTAAAAAATTACAACCATTATTTATCGGATTAGAAAAAATATTTAATGGGGTATTTTCTGCGATTGAACCATTGTTTAACACCTTGGTCGATTTTGCGATTAGTGCTTTGCCTTTAGTTTCTAAAGCAATGCAAACTGTGTACGGATCAGTCACGGCAGTTATTCAATCATTAGGAAGTTTAGGGAGTTCAGTTTTAAAATTTATTAAAGGCGATTTTTCGGGTGCCTGGAAGGATGCTAAATCTTCGGTAAATGATTTCGGTAAAAATTACGACGAATCAATTAAGCGTTTTCAAGATGGTTCAAAAGAATTAACAAAAACTGAAAGAGATGAAGCGGAAAAAAGAAAAAAAGCAAGAGATGAAGCCGATAAAATTTTAAAACAAAAAAAAGAAGAAGAAAGATTAGCAGAATTAGCAAGGTTAGATGCAAGATTAAATTCAATTAGAGCATATGAGGCAAATATAGCAGCAGAAGAAATTGATGCTGAAAATGAAAGGAAAAAAAGAGCATCTGAAAAACAAGCACAAATAGAATTTGAAAATAATGCAGAATTAAATTCAATGGCTACTTATGAGGCGAATATTACTGCAATTTCAAATGAAGAAGCTGAAAAAAGGAAAAAGGTAGCAGATATTGAGGCAAGAGCAAAAAATGCTTCATTACAATTATATGCTCAAGGTTTATTACAAATTGCTGATGCAATTGGTTCACATACTGAAGCTGGAAAAGTGGCAGCAATTGCTTCCGTAACTATTTCAACATATTTGGCAGCACAAAATGCCTATGCGGGACAAATGGAAATTGTAACACCTGACGCACCATTTAGAGCTGCACTTGCAGCAAGTTTAGCAGTCGCAGCAGGTTTAGCGAATGTAAATGCTATTATTAATACTCAAACTCCAGATGGTGGAACAAGTGGAGGAATGGCACCACAACCACAAGCACCAAGATTTAACGTAGTTGGTGCAAGTACTGCGAATCAAGTTGCACAAGTCATCGGTGGAAATAATCCACCAGTACGGGCCTATGTCGTAGCTAATGATGTAACAAGTCAACAAGCATTAGATCGAAATAGGGTAAGTGCCGCAACATTAGGATAATCGAAAATATAACAAAACAAAATTTAAAGGTTTAATGAGTATGAAAATAATCGAGTTGATTATCGAAAACGATATGGATGGAATTGAGGCGATTTCGTTGGTTGAAAAACCTGCGATTGAATCCAATTTTATCACATTGGCTAAAGAGTACGAAATGAATTTGGCGGAAGTTGATGGAGAGAAACACATATTAATGGGCCCGGCATTAATTCCAAATAAAATGATTTTCAGAAAGGAAGGTGATTTGAAATACCAGGTCTATTTTTCAGAAGCTACGGTAGAGCAAGCAAGCCAAATGTATTTAAAAGCGGGCAATCAATCAAACGCAACTTTGCACCACAAAACAAAGGTAGATGGTATGTCCTTAGTTGAATCGTGGATCATCACTAATCCCGAAATGGATAAGTCAAAAGCCTATGGGTTTGATTTGCCTAAAGGAACGTGGATGGTATCGATGAAGGCCGATAATGAGGAAATGTGGCAAAAGGCAAAAAGCGGAGAGGTCAAAGGTTTTTCAATTGAAGGATATTTTGCGGACAAATTGAGTTTACAAGTTTTGCCTGATATTGATGACAATGAATTAGTAGAACACATTTTAAATATTTTAGAAGATGACAAAAAATAGTTATTCAAGTCCAAAAGGCGGTAATCGTGGATGCTTATGCAAAGATGAAACGTATTCCCCTGATTGTTGCGATGGCGAGATTATCTCGCAAGGTGTTGGGGCCTTAGTTGATCAAGTTGTTTCAAATGTTAACAACACGAATGCACCGAGGACAATAATTTCAGTAAGTAATTAAATAATAAATCATATGGAATACAAAAGCAAAAAAAACTTGATTAAGGCCGCATTGGGTTTCCAAGTCAATCTTGCACAAATGAAGTTAGAGGATGGTATTACCATCGTTGAAGCTGAAGCATTTGAGCCTGATTACTCAATCGGAATTGTTACGGCTGACGGTATTGTACCGTTACCAGTAGGCGAATATACTTTGGAAGATGGTAAAATCTTATCAGTAAAGGTTGAAGGGATTATTGCAGAGGTTAAAGATGCAATGCCTGTGGAGGCACCTATGCCAGAGGCACCTGTAGAAATTAATGTCGAAGCAGATTCACAAGCACCACAACCCAAAAGGGTTGTTGAATCGGTAAGCAAAGAAACATTTTTTGCAGAAATCGAGAAGTTACGCACGGAATTATCGGCACAAATCAACGAAGTTAAAGCGGAAAATGAATCGTTAAAAGCCGAAAAATTAGACTTAGAAGTAAAATTAAATAGCCAAGAAGAAGGAGCCGAGCCAATTGTTCAGAATCCCGAAGCTGAAGTAAAAGTACAAGGATTTGCGTACGGACAAAATCATCCGGAAACAATCTTGGATAATGTGTTTTCAAAAATATTTTCATAACAATTTAAATTTAGTAAAAAGAAATGGCGACTACGACAAGTTTAACCACCACCTATGCCGGTCAATACGCAAATAAGATTATTGCGGCATCATTACTTTCATCACCTACCATTGATCGCGGTGGTATTGAGGTAAAGCCTAACGTAAATTACAAGCAAGTTATCAAGCGTGTTGCTACGGATTCAATCTTGAAAGATGCGACTTGTGATTTCGATGCAACATCGACGGTAACTATTACTGAAAAAGTTTTAGCACCGGAAGAATTTCAAGTAAACTTACAATTATGTAAAAAAGATTATGTTTCTGATTGGTTAGCAGTAGAACAAGGATTTTCAGCGTTTAAGGTATTACCTAAATCATTTCAAGATTTCTTAGTTGCTCACGTTGCTGCTAAAGTTGCTGCAAAAAATGAAACTAACATTTGGGAAGGTGTAACGGCTAACGCTGGAGAATTTAATGGTTTAACTACATTATTAACGACGGATGCTGCTTTGCCATCGGCTCAAGAAGTTGCGGGAACTACTGTAACGGCTTCAAACGTAATTACTGAACTTGGTAAAATTGTTGACGCTATCCCAGCTTCATTGTACACTAAAGATGATCTTTACATCTACGTTTCTCAATCTATTGCACGTTCTTATGTTCGTGCTTTGGGTGGCTTTGGTTCTTCGGGATTAGGTGCTGCAGGTACTAACGCAATGGGAACTCAATGGTACAACAACGGAAGTTTAACATTTGACGGAATCAAGATTTTTGTTGCTGATGGTCTTGCATCTACTAAGGCAATTGCGACACAAAAATCAAACCTTTATTTTGGTACTGATTTATTATTTGACCTTGCAGAAGTTCAAGTAATTGATATGTCCCCAATGGACGGTTCTCAAAACGTGCGTATCGTAATGCGTATGACGGCTGGAGTTCAATACGGATTTGCATCTGATATTGTTACTTACGGAATTACAAACTCCGCTAACTAATTAGTTTAAAGCACCTCGTTAATTCGGGGTGCTTATTTTTCACATTTAAATAAATTCAATATGCCTTGCGATATTAGTTTAGGACGGTTAGAGCCTTGCAAAACCAGCGTCGGTGGATTGAGAGCAGTTTACATAATGAACGAAGGTGACGCAACAACCGTTACCTACGATGCAACTGATACGGATGCGATAACTGCAATTGCAGGCACTCCGATTGGTTACAAATACGATTTGAAGGGTTCAAGTTCTTTTGAGCAAACAATCAATTCAAGCCGTGCGAATGGAACTACTTTCTTCACGCAAACGCTTAATTTATCCTTAAAAGGGATCACAAAAAAAGACTTGAAACAAATCAAGTTGTTAGCCTACACACGGCCTCAGGTTATCATCGAGGACAATAACGGAAATTTCTTTTATGCCGGATTAAAAAACGGAATGGAAGTAACGGGCGGTTCAATAGTTACGGGTGCAGCAATGGGCGATTTATCAGGTTTCACAATTACATTAGTGGGCGAGGAGCCGGTACCTGCAAACATCATTACAACATCATTGACATCTGCGGGTGTTACTATTACGGTTGGAACCTAATTAGGTTTAATTTTAAGAAGTTGGAAGGCCGGGCAGAGTTCCCGGTCTTTCCATTTTAAAACAAAATCAGTTTTTTCGGTTTATAGTATATGATTCTATTGAAGCAAATTGCAACGGCCCAACAAATTAAATTCATTCCGACACGGAGTGGAAGGCCGAATGAGTTAATATTGAAAAACGAAACAACTAACGTGCAAACTCAGTATTATATTGATTGCACGACTGAATCGTTTTATAGTAAATTTTCGAAAATTCTTGATTTAAAGGAAGGTCATTTTTATACGTTGACAATCAACGAAAATTCGGATAAAACAAATATTGATAATTTTGCTTCGAGGGTTGTGGCAGATGGTGGAACGTATGAAGGGGAATCGTGTTTGTATGTTTTTTACTCATTGTTTGCCCATACAACAACTTTGATACACTTGGACAAGGTATTTGTCACAAATCAAGTTATCGACGATTACAGTATAAATAAAAACGAATATGTACAAAATTCGTCAAACATAATTTTCTATGAATAAAAGAAAAGAAAATAGCGGTTTACATTTTGTTCAATTAGAGGCATATTCAGCCCCTAAGATGACGGAAAACAACCGTGATGCGTGGGTTGGATTTGGAGAAGATAATAATTTCTTTCAGTTTTTGATTGACCGATACAACGGATCTACAACTAATAACGCAGTAATTAACAATGTTATTAAATTGATCTACGGCCGTGGTTTAGATGCTACGGATTCAAGCAAGAAGCCCAACGAATATGCACAAATGATGATGCTATTTAGAAAGGATATTGTTAAAAAAGGAGTGGCAGACCTTAAAATGTTGGGCCAATATGCATATCAATTAATTTACAACAAGTCAAAGGATGCCATCATTCGGGTGGAACACATTCCAGTACAATTATTAAGGGCCGAGAAGTGCAATGCAAAAGGGGAAATTGAAGCTTATTATTATTCTGATAATTGGGACGATACAAAGAAATTTGTACCTAAACGCATTCCGGCTTTTGGTTATGGCGATAAAACTTTGGAAATCCTTTATATTGGAAATTACACGGTAGGCCAGAAATATTATTCAAATGTTGATTACATAGGTGCCATTCCTTATGCTAAATTAGAGGAGGAAATAGCCGATTATTTAATCAACGATGTACAAAATGGATTCAGTCCGACAAGCGTGGTAAATTTTAATAATGGAATACCGGATGAAGAAAAAAGGGAATTAATTAGTCGCCAGGTATCGGCAACATTAACCGGATCGAAGGGGAAAAAAGTTGTCGTTTCATTTAATAATGATGAAACCAAAAAAACTACCGTAGATTCTATTCCTTTGAACGATGCACCAAAGCACTACGAATACCTTAGTCAAGAGGCCCAAGGCAAGATTTTGTTAGGTCACGGGGTTGTTAGTGGTTTACAGTTTGGAATACCTTCCGCAAATGGATTTAGTTCGAATGCAGACGAGTTAAAAAATGCGATTACCTTATTCGATAATATGGTAATTCGTTATTTTCAAGACACGTTCATCGATGGAATCGAAAAGGTTTTGTCTTTTAATGGAGTTAGTCTAAATCTATATTTTAAGACCTTGCAACCATTAGAGTTTGTTGATTTAAATCCTATTGTTGATAAGGCAACGATGGAAGAAGAAACGGGAGTAAAATTGTCGGCCCATTTAGATGAAATTGAACTTGAAGAATTTGGCGAGGATATAGATTTGAACGAATGGGAGTTAATTGATTCAAGAGTGGTTGATGATATGGAAGCAGAGGCCCAATTGGATGCGGAACTTGAAGCATTAAACAATCCAAAAAAATCGTTAATGTCGAAGGTTTACGAATTTGTTACTACTGGAGTTGCCCGACCAAATATCGGTTCAAGTCAAGACGGCAAATTATTTATGAGCCGTTATCGGTATGCTGGAGAAACTACTGATAAGAGCCGACCTTTTTGTGTTAAAATGACGCAATTAAATAAACTATATCGTAAAGAGGATATTGAATTAATGAGCCAAAAGGCAAGTACAAATCCAGGTTGGGGGCCACGAGGTGCAGACACTTATGATATTTTTCTTTACAAAGGTGGTGGAGCTTGTCATCATTTTTGGGTGCGTGAAACGTACAAAAGATTCACTGATCCAAGACGCAAAGGATCAGTACAGATAACACCAGCACAAGCACGGAAGCAAGGCGAGATTTTGCCAACAAATAACAAATTGGTTTATACAAAGCCGATAGATATGCCAAATAAAGGATTTTTACCAAAAGGAAAATAAGATGGCAACAGCACTATTTGTAAGTCGGGACGAGATTATTAAGTTTACTGCACTAAATGGAAATATTGATACGGACAATTTTTTACAATGGGTTAAAGTGGCCCAAGATATTCACATTCAAAGCTATTTAGGAACAAGGTTATTTAAGAAAATAAACGATGATTTAGTTTCTGGAACGTTATCAGGTAATTATTTGTCTTTGACGAATGTTTACATTAAGCCAATGTTGATTCATTGGTCAATGGTGGAGTACTTACCTTTTGCAGCTTACACAATTTCAAATAAGGGAGTTTATAAACATAATTCGGAAACGAGTGATACGGTCAATAAAGATGAAATTGATTTCTTGGTAGAAAAAGAAAGGTCAATTGCAGAAAATTACTCCAGGCGATTTATTGATTATATGAGTTTTAATCAGTCTTTGTTTCCAGAATATAACACTAATTCAAACGCAGATGTCTATCCAACAAAAGAATCAGATTTTAACGGTTGGGTTTTGTAGGGGAACTTACAAGCCAAAGGATGAAAACATTAAAAAATTGAAGGTTTACCTTAATAAATTAGAAGATGCCAAATAATATAGGATGGGGCCAAGGTGCAGGAAATAACGCAATTGGTTGGGGCCAAGGTGCTGCTAACAATTTAATTTCGTGGGGTAAATCGCATCTTTCATCGTTTTCTGGCGAAACCGATATTAGTGGCGGAGTTTATGCTTTGTCCGCAAATTTCCAAACTCGAATTTCAACGGATTCGGGTACATTTGAAGCACAAACGTGCTTAATTAATACATTAAACACATTTAAAATATAGAAATATGGCATTATTAGATACTGCGTCACTCATTGTAACGCCAAACGGTTATAAGGCTTCCAAATTGTATTCAATTGTTCCAAGTGATGGAACGGGAGATATGACATTTGCAAGAACGGGAAACACGGCTACACGGGTTAATTCAAGTGGTTTGATTGAAGGAGTTAACGCAAATATTCCAAGGCTTGATTATTTAGGTAGCACTTGTCCTAAACTATTATTAGAGCCACAAAGGACAAATTTAATTTTACAAAGTCAAGATATTTCATCAGCTTCTTGGACAAAAGGAAATTCACCAACAATTAACACAAATGTTGCAGTTGCACCGGATGGAACATCAACTTCAGATTCTATTTTGCAATCAGATGCAACTTTAGTTAGAAATGTTAATCAATTTTTTACTGTTACTGCTAATAGCACTTGTACATTTTCTTTATTTGTAAAAAAAGAAACATCAAAAACTAATTTTGGTGCAATGAGTATTACATTTAATGGAGGTACATCAAAAAAAGCAGATGTTTCATTTGATGAAGTAAATGGAACTATGGCAATTATTACAGGAAGCACATTAACACCAATTTTAAAAATTGAAGATTATGCTTCATATTGGAGATTTCAAATAACTGCAACTGATAATGGCTCAAATACAACAGTAGTAGGCATTATTTATCCAGCCATTTCAACAAATGGAACTGTTTTGGCTTTATGTGCTGGTTCAGCAAGAACAGTATGGGGTGCTCAATTAGAAGTCGGCTCTTTTGCAACATCATACATTCCAACGACTACGGCAAGCGTAACAAGGAATGCGGATTCGGGGTCAAAAACTGCAATAAGTTCTTTAATTGGTTCAACGGAAGGAACTATATTTTGTCAATTACAAGGTCTTGCTAATCTTAGTGATTTTAGTAGAATTTCAATTTCCGATGGAACAACAAATAATAAGATTTCAATAGGTTATAGTTCAACTAATAATTTTCAAATTGTTTTATCAATTGCTGGAAGCATAATAGTAAACTTTAATACAAGTGGGGTAACCCTTACAAATAATATAAAAATTGCATTTAAATACAAATTAAATAGTTTTACTTTATTTGTAATCGGGGTTTCCGTTGCCACATTATCAAGTGGTGCAATATTTTCCGCATCAACTTTAACAAATTTTTATTTCACGGATGGAAATGGCTCATTATTCCCTTATTATGGTAAAATATCAAGTTTGGCTCTTTGGAAAACATCATTATCTGATTCAGAATGTGTAACATTAACGACTTAAAAATATGAAATTTAGAAAATACGAATTTGATCCTAAGGAATGGGAAAAATTAAAATCCGAAATACAAATTAGTTTTGAATTAGGCGAGGAAAAGTCAATCGGATACAATCACGAATTAATCGAATCGGTTGTGGAAATTGGTCACATTATGACTAAGCCACCAGTATTCAATGACAAGATGGAAATGACTCAATCACCGATTTTATCTGATAAATATTCAGTTGATATTCTTTGGAAAAATGAAGAATTACCATCGTTTGAATCGTTTAAAATTTGGTGCGATCCGATTGGGATTCATTCTTTTGGTGCTTCAATTGATGTTGATTATATCGAGGCTTATAACGAACAAAAGACTAAGTAATGAATTTTGACGATATTATAGTACCTTCTTTGACTGGAGCCATTGGTGCTTTTATTTCTTGGTTAATTGGACGCAAAAAAGAAAATGTTGAGGTTCAAGGAAACGAGATAACAAATACTCAAGAAGCTATTAAGATTTGGCGAGAAATGGCTGAGGAAATGTCGAATAAGGTTAAAGAATTAAGCGATAAGGTGGACGCATTGACAACGGAAGTACAAAATTTGCGTGGGGAAAATGCAGAATTAAAACATAAACTTGGATTAGATGGTAACGAGCCAGCAAGCACTAAAAAAGTACGGATTACCAAGCCAAAGCAATCCTAATTTAATTCTTTGGGATGTACCTTCTGAATTAGAAATTGGTATTATACCTAAAAAGATTTATTGCAATAAGGATTTAGTTGGGCCTTTGACAAATGCATTTAAAAAACTAATTTCCACAAATGCAGTAAAGGAATTAAAAACGTGGGATGGATGCTTTAATATTCGAAATAAAAGGGGATTATCTTCAATGTCATTACATTCTTGGGCCATTGCAATAGATGTCAATGCTTTTGAGAATGGATTAAATCAAATACCTAAATTATCTAAAGAATTTGTCGATTGTTTTATCTCATCTGGATTTGATTGGGGTGGAACGTGGACAAGAAAAGATGGAATGCATTTTCAACTATCCAAAATATGAAATATTTAAATCTCCTTATTTTTTCGTCGATTATTTTCTCAAGTTGCGTACGAAACAAGTCAATTAATACCGAAGTAGAAAAGATTCGAGTTGATACTGTTCATGACTACAAAGTAATTACAAAATTCAAACCGATTCACGACACATTGACGATTGAAAATGCTTGCGATTCTTCTGGCATATTGACACGATTTTATAGCAGTCTAACCATTCCATCGGGTCGACTTATAATAAGGTCACAGAATGGAAGTATTAAAGCCACAATTGATTTAGATTCAGTTGTGAATGTGTACGATTCTAAGTACAAAGCGAAATATAAAAACGAAGTCAAGTTTGTTGAAAAAATAGTGGTCAAAAAAGTGGTTCCAGTATGGGCCATTGTTACGATTCTTTTACAATCGTTTATTATAATTTTATACTTTTATTTTAGATTTATTAATCCATTCAAATGAGGCCACGTTTTAAACAGATGGTTATAGAGGCCATTGAGTTAATGAATGATGGCAAAGCCAAATCAAAAGGCGAAGCGACAAGAATAATTGGCAAGAAATACGATTACAATTCGGAGAATTTACGAAAGGCCTGGAACAATTACGTTGACCTTGCTAAAATTAAAGAAAATCATCAGGGACTTGCGAATCATTGCGAGGAAAGGGGTATAAATGTTAGTGATGTTTCTTTGTATTGGGATAAAACCAAAGAATATTCGGTAGCGGTTAAATTGGATAAAGTCCAAAAGACCTACGAAAATCTTCGTGATGCCATTGTAGAATCGATGAATGAGCATTCGCCTAATTATATACCGGTTGTATATAAAGATTGTAATGATGGCCATTTGTTAGTCGTTGATCCTGCAGATATTCACATTGGTAAATTAGCCACGGCCTTCGAAACGGGAGAAGATTATAATAGTAATATAGCAGTTCACAGAGTTCACGAAGGAGTCAATGGGATTTTAAATAAGGTCAAAGGTTTTGAGATAGATCAGATTCTTTTGATTATTGGTAATGATATTCTGCATATTGACACACCTAAAAGAACAACTACCAGCGGAACTCCACAAGATACGGAAGGAATGTGGTACACTAATTTTTTGATGGCGAAGCAGTTATACGTTGATGTGATTGAGAAGCTGAGATTGATTGCAAAGGTTCACATAACTTATAATCCATCAAATCACGACTATACAAACGGATTCTTTTTGGCGGATGCTATTCAGTCTTGGTTTCGGTTAGATGGATCAATTACCTTTGATTGTTCTATTAATCATCGCAAGTATTACCGGTACCATAACAATCTAATAGGAACCACGCACGGCGATGGGGCCAAGATTACGGATTTAGGTTTATTGATGGCAGAGGAGACAAAACAACATTGGGCAGATACAAAACACCGGTATGTTTACACGCACCACGTTCATCATAAAACAAGCAAAGATTTTATCGGTGTAACAGTTGAAAGTCTTCGCAGTCCATCAGGTGCCGACTCGTGGCATCATCGTAATGGCTATGCTCACGCACCGAGGGCCATTGAAGGTTTTTTACATTCAAAAAATTATGGGCAGATTGCTCGCATTACTCATATTTTTTAATACATTTGTTCATAAGTTGTTTTCATAAGTTTGTTTAGATAGGTTTAAAGTGAAGCGAATCCCTGCTGATTATATCGGTGGGGATTTTTGTTTTGATTGAAAAAAAAGATAGAAAAGTTTTTTTTTTCAAAAAGTTTTTGTACTTTTGATTCATCGAAAGCAACAACGCTTTCGAATAAACCTTATCAAAAAATGAAAAAAACAATTCAGTACATCATCGAACGGCACAAGGAAGACCCTGAGTGTTTGTTTATGGCATTAGGCTTCATTATTTTCTGCACGGTGGCCTTTTTCCTTCTTCCATATTTTATCGTTCTTTTAGGATGATTTGGCGGATGAGATTCCGGTATCACGGTACCGGTACTTATTTCATTACAATGAAATTTAAGGACATAAGAGAAGCAAATCGATACATCAAGCAAGAGGAAGCAAGAGAGCAATCGGAATTTTTAGACTTTAAAATTTTGGAACGTTATGGCCTACAAAACTGAGTTTCCTTGCGTTTTACATTGCAGATTGCACGATGGTCGTGGCAACTGGTGGAATACTACTCAAATGTTTAAAAATGAGGAGCAATTTGACCAATTCCTAAAAGATGGAATGCGAGATGGATACGATGTTGATGATTGGTCATACATTGAAGGTTATTTTGATAGAAAAAATTAATTAATTTAAAACAAACAAAAATGAAAAACTTGATTAAAGCGGTAATAGCCGTAATGAATGAAGTCAAAGGTATTGAGAAATCAATGACCGTTGGTAATGGCAAAAATTCGTATAAAGGAGTTCCGGACAAAGAAGTAAAAAAGATTATTGGATCAGCTATGGCAAAGCACGGATTATGCATATTACCTACTGGAATCAAACCAACGATTAAAATAGAACGTTGGGAAGAGCCTGATTACAATAAAGAAATAAAGCAAAAGCAATCTGTATTTACTGAAGTTGTTTCTACTTATTTACTGATGCACGAATCGGGAGAATCGCAAGAAATTTATGGTTATGGTCACGGAGTTGATTCGCAAGATAAGGGTGCCGGTAAAGCCACAACCTATGCTTTAAAATATGCTTTGCTTTATTCTTTTCTTGTTCCTACTGGAGACATTGATGATGCCGACATAGTTCATAGCCAAGAATATAATGTTAGGCCAAGTAAGCCACAAGTTAAAATTGAAACAAAACCAGTAATTGTTAAAGAATTAACAATCCATAAATTAAAATATTTAGAATTACTTCTTAAAGATTGCCAAAATTTGGATGCAGTTTTAGAAACATTCAATTCTATTGAGGATAAATTTAAAATTGATACAAGGTTATTAGAATTATTCACAAATCGTAAAAATCAATTAACAAAATGAGCAAACAAGAAAAAGTATTCGCAAAAGGGTTCATTTTCAAGAAAAATGAGAACGCACCGGAATGGGTAGTCGGTCGGCTATCCCTAAAGAAAGATGAGGCGATTGCCTTCATTCAAAGTCAAGGCAATGAATGGATAAACCTAAACATTGCTAAGGGCCAACAAGGTAATTTCTATGTCGAACTTGATACCTGGAAGCCTACCAACCAATCAAATCCTAGTTCTAATCAGTCCAGTAATATTCCAAAATTTAACCATCAACCAAATGCAAGCGATGATCTCCCCTTCTAAAGTAGTTTTAACCCAAAAGCAAAACGAAGAGTGTTTTGCATATTCTTGCTTCCAGCACATAATGAAAAGCAATATGGCTTTGAATGTTGACACACGGCGGATCATAATGGATATGGCTGCGACCGAAGTGATCAAAGGTAAAATGTCGGAAGATTTTTTTAACTCCTTATTTCCAAACGATGATAATTAAGGAGATAGACAAATATCAAATGACTGCGGACATATTAAACGAGAGGGGCATTAAGCCTTTCTCGGCTCGCAGTTGGAATTGGGAGAATGTACGTTCAATTGCGTATTATAATAGAAAAAACGCAAAAGCCGGGTTTATAAAGAGGCCCGATGTAATGGAAGTAATTAGAGAAGTAACTATAAAAATGCTTGAAGATGCAAGGGAAAAAGAAGTCCTCAATTGATAATGCAAATTTTTTAACAATGGTTGGCCTCATTGGATTTATTGCTTGCTGGGTATTTTTCTTAATCAGATTAATATGAAAAAACTAAGCTTCAACGAGTGGCAAGACCACATCGCACGGCAATTAGAAGCCGATTATAACAAAATTTTTAATCAACCTAAATTACAAATCAATGAAAAGTTTTATAAAATTTCACGAAGAAAATCCAAAAATTTACGAGGAGTTTCAAAAGATTGCGTGCATTTACATCGCCAGGGACAAAGTAAGGATTAAGGCCAATATGATCTGCGAAATCATTCGTTTTCAACTGATGAAGGAATACAATGATGGCTATAAATTCATCAATTATTTTGCCCAGGATTATGCAAAAAAGTTCGAAAATGATTTCCCACAACACGTTGGAATCTTTACAAAAAGATTGGTAAATTTTGAACTTGAAGATTAATTTACTATATTGCAATACAATAAGCCAAGAGGGTAGGAGTTCTTGGTTTATTCTAAAGGTTTAATACCGAAGCCAGTTTTGCACTCCTACGCAGACTGGCTTTTTTTATTTTAAATATGGAAAAAGAATCATTTTATTTCCCACATTTCTGCAATGCCAGGCACGATCGAAAGATTCGCAGAATGAGAAAAGAATTAGGTACGGAAGGTTACGGAATTTATTTTATGTTACTGGAAACATTAAGAGAGCAACACGATCTAATGTATCCGATGGAAGACATTGATTTATTAGCCGAGGAGTTTGATGTATCAGAAGCAAAGGTCAGAGTAATTATTTGTAATTATGGACTTTTTGCAATTGATGAGGATGAAAAGTTTTTCAGTCCTAAAATGTTACTTTACTTGGAACCTTATTTTAAAATGAAGGAACAAAGGAAGTTAGCCGGACAAAAGAGTGCTGCTAAACGAATGTTAAACGAAAGTTCAACGGATGTTCAACGACCGTTCAACGACCGTTCAACAAAGGAAAGTAAAGTAAAAGAAAGTAAAGTAAATGAAATTAAAGAAAAAGAAAGTAAAGTATCTTTTAGCGAAATGATTTTGCCATACATTCAAGAATTAAATTCTGAATATGATAATTTCTTTTCTTACTGGACTGAGAAAAATTCAGTTGGCAAAGAACGATGGCAATCGGAAAAGTTTTTTGATATTAGTAGAAGAATTAAAACTTGGATGCAAAATCAAAATAAATTTGGAAACAAAAAACCTTTAATCAATTCAGAGCCAGCACCTGGTAAGATGACTAAGAATCTTAATCAGATGCAAGAAATACATAACGAATTTATAGAACAAATGAAAAATGGAACTTATACAAATCCCTTCATCCGGAAGTAATTTAGACAAATACTCCCAGCCAATTCTTGCAGATAGCAAGATGACTAAAAGCGAAATCATCATTTACGATGCAAGTACAAAACAAAAGATTATGTACTTGTCAGATGAGGAAAAAATGAGGATATCAAATACCATCATTACGATGGTAAAAGTTCGGTTAAGCCTAAAGGATAGAGCCAAGCACGAAGATGCGGTCGAAAGTCAAATGATTTTTAGCGATCTAAATAAGTTTGATCATTTAACCGAAGCCGAAGTATTATTGGCCCTTGAAAATGGACTTGATGGAAACTATCTTAAAGAACACGAATCGAATGTGTTTTGGAATCCTTCCAATTTTGTTCTTTGGATAAAGCGTTATTTACTTGAAAAGAACGATGTAATGCGTAAGGTAACAAATGCCAAGCCAGCAGATCACATTCGGAATACTCCAAAGGATGAAGAAATAAAGCAACAAGGAATTTTATGTGCCAATGATTATGCCGATCTTTATGCAAGGACCAAAGATGCAGATCGCACATTCAAATATCCAGCCGGTTTAAATTTCCTTTATGACTTAGGAGTTCAATACGGATGGCTTCATTTAGATGAGGAAGTGATACATCAAATCAAAATGTCCGTTGCACCAAAGTTTTTACATTTGGTTAAAAATCCGGAAGATGTTTTTGAGAATACGGAATTTATTTGGGCCTATAAAGCCGAATGTTACAAAAGGTTTATTAAAGACCTGGTAACGTTTGAAGTTAGAATTGATCAACAAGGAAAAATTAAACCCATAGAATAATGAATGTTTTAAGTTTATTCGATGGAATGTCTTGTGGACAACAAGCCTTCGAACGTGCAGGAATAAAGGTAGACAATTATTTTGCTTCTGAAATTGATAAATATGCAATTCAAGTTACAATGGCTAACTATCCAAATACAAAACAATTGGGTTCAGTTGTAAATGTTGATGGCTATTCATTACCTAAGATTGATATTTTAATTGGTGGATCACCTTGTCAATCATTTAGCTTTGCAGGTAAACGTAAAGGAATGTATACAAAAAATGAGCAAGATATTTTAACACTTGAACATTATTTACAATTAAAGCAAGAAGGATTTGAGTTTGAAGGTCAATCATATTTGTTTTGGGAATATATGAGATTACTCAATGAGGTTAAACCAAAATATTTCTTACTTGAAAACGTAATAATGGGTGAAAGGTGGGAAAAGGTTTTAAGTAAAGCCATTGGTATAAAGCCAATTATGATTAATTCAGCTTTAATTTCTGCACAAAATCGACAAAGATTGTACTGGACTAATATAGGATTAGAGCCACAAGGATTGTTTGGAGATTTGGAATCAATTATTAAACAACCAAAAGACAAAGGAATTTTATTAAAGGATATTTTACAAAAAAATGTTTCTGATAAATATTTTATAAGTCAAAAAATGATAACTGTATTTATAAAACATACGGCAAAACACGAAGAAAAAGGAACTGGTTTTGGATGGAAACCTACTGAAGGAGATAAAAAAGCAAATTGTTTAAGAGCTAATGCAGCTTTAAATGCTACTGATAATTCAATAATTGTAGGAGATCAAGAAATTCTTGGTGGAGATTTTAGATATGATGAAGGATATAGATGGAGAGAAGGAGGAAAATCAGGCACCTTATGTACTAATGCAGACAGTTTTGCAAAGATAAATTCACAAATCAGAAGACTTACTCCAGTTGAATGTGAAAGATTACAAACAGTTAAAGACAATTACACAGCTCACGTTTCCGATTCACAACGTTACAAAATGCTTGGAAATGGTTGGACAGTTGATGTAATAGTTCATATTTTAAGTTACATTTATTAACAACAATTATCATACACTAAAAAATTATAAATGAAAAAAATCATAATCATAACGATCTGCTTTGCATTGCTCACGCAGATCACTCACGCATCTGATGTATTCTTTAACATCTCCAGGCACACAACACTCGACTATTTTATTAGTTGGGTGTTTGCCTTTTCTTTGGAATCATCCATATTGATTTTTACATTGCTTGGGAAACGAAACACGGCTATCTTTTTTGGCCTTATTTCGTGGCTTATAAATCTTCTTTATTACTGGGTAGAAATTGGAATGACTCAAAAGTTTGTGGCGATGAATATCATTTCATTAATCATACCGGTAACCATCTTTTTTTATTCGGAACTAATTAAAACGGATAAACGTAAAAATTTATTAAAGTGAAACAAGATGAACATCTTCTCCAGGTAGCAATTTGTAAATGGTTGGATTTAACCCAAGACTTTCCATATTTTGCAATCCCAAACGGTGGACTAAGACATAAGTTAGTTGCCAATAAATTAAAAAGAGAAGGAGCAAAATCAGGAGTTGCAGATATGTTTTGGATGGTTTCGAATGATAATTGGAAAGGCTTGTTTGTAGAGGTCAAAATAGACAAAGGTAAACAATCATTAACCCAAAAGGATTTTGAGGCCATAGCGATAAAGCACGGATACTATTACGCAGTTGTAAGAAGTATTGATGATTGTATTAATTTAATTAACCGGTTCCGAAAAAATGAGATCTAATTATCTTGATGCCATCGCCTGGATTGATCAGCAGTTAACAAAGCCAACAAGACAAATAAAAGTTGGATGCGAAACTATTCTTGATCTGAATTATTCTTTGGCTCTAAATCGAAAACACATTTTAGAAAATTCGGGGCAGTTATCTTATTCAGCATTCGGGAGAACTAAAAAAATAAAAGATTTCTTGAATAATTCAAAATAAATTTGTAAACTTTGTCGATGTATTAGTTCTATAAAAAAATGACAAGTGGTAAGCATTGACCACCTTATTGATAAGCACAAGCACTGGATAACCGTAGTAAAAAGATTCGGAGAAAATACCTACGCCGAGGATATAGTTCAAGAAGCATACATAAAAATCATTCAATCAAACAAAGATGTAAATTTTGCTTATTTCTATTTCACTTTGCGATCATTGACAATGAATCTGCATAACAAGAAAGTTATCAAGATAGAAATCACAAAAGACATAGAATATTTATTGACCGATTCCAATGAAGAAGATATAGTTTTAGAACTTGCACAACCGTTTATAGACTACATTCAAACCTGGGAAGATTACGAAAGAATGCTTTTTATGGTTTATGTTAACAAAGGAGTTTCAATGCGAAAAATGGCAAGGGAATCAGGAATAAGTTTTACAAGCATTTATAACACAATAAGAAACTGCAAATTAAAATTAATACAATGGCAAAAAGAAAACCAAAAGGATTAGGCGATACTATCGAACAATTCACGGAGGCTACCGGTATAAAGGCCGGAGTTGAAAAATTAGCGGAAGCAATCGGTTGGGATTGTGGATGCGACAAAAGAAAAGAAGCATTGAATCAAATGTTTCCATACAAAAAAATTAATTGTTTAAATGAAGAAGATTACGAATACCTTAATTATTGGTTTAGCGTTGATCGCCATCAGGTTTCAATCTTGGAGCAAACGAAACTCAGTGAAATTTATTACAATGTTTTTGAGGAACGATTAGAGCAAACGAGTTGTGATAGTTGCTGGAGGGATTACATTAGTCGCATTCGTAAAGTTTACATCGAGTATAAAAATAATCAAGATGCCAGTAATTAAATGTTCAAACGATAAATGGCGAATCGGAACCGGCGATTGTATTTATGAAACGAAAGAAAAAGCAACCGAAGTTTATCAAGCAATTATCGCCAGCGGTAAATATGCAGCGGAAGCTAATAAGGTTTCTTTTGACTTTGATGAAACGTTGTCGACCAAGAGAGGGCAAACATTAGCCAAGCGATTAATAACGCAAGGAAAGGATGTTTACATCGTTACACGAAGGCAAGAATCAGCATCGGCTGAAGTTTACAAAGTGGCGGATGAATTAGGAATTTCAAAATCAAAGGTTTATTTCACAAATGGCAAGATGAAGTGGGAAACAATTAAGAGATTGGGTATTGATATTCATTACGATAATAATCAAGATGAGATTGATTTGATTGATAACAATACAGATGCAGTCGGTATAAAGTTTTAAACTATGGAGTTAAAAAAAATTTCAGATATTAAACTGAATCCTAATAATCCTCGATTAATTAAGGATGATAAGTTTAAAAAGTTAGTTCAGTCAATTAAGGATTTTCCTGAGATGCTGAATATTAGG